AGTTAGATTCAGCATTTAAACAGATTGCAAAACAAATCGTATCTGATTTAGGTAATTCTTTAGATACTACTATTACTTATACAAAGAAAGGTACTGCAAGTTATAACGTAGAGACAGGAGAACAGATTACTGTTGATACTACTTTTTCTAATATCAAAGCACCAGTTGAATTTGTGCAGTCAACTGAAGATGATGGAAGAGAAAGAAGAGAGGCAAAGATTTATATTACACCTGATTTGATAGGAGATAATCAACCTAGTTTTGAAGATGAGATTACAATAACTTATGCTGGTTCTACAAGAGTTACACAGATAGTTAATATTGATACGAGGCAGGGTGGTCAGACATACCTGTTTACTATTTTGGTGAGGTTCTGATTATGCAAGATTTTTTAAAAGCAAATCCAGGTAAAGACTTTGAGGATCAATTAAATGCAGATTTAAATACTTTTATAAGAGAGGCACTTATAAAATTGTCGAGAAAAGAAAATCCATATAGTCCTATAGATACTGGTTTTTTTGCTTCTAGTTGGACAGTTGGTAGATCCAGACCTGTTCCTGAAGATAGAAGAGAAAAGGTTGCTCCGTGGAGTAATATCAAACCAACAAGAAAAGGAAATACATCTTCACAAGCTAAAGTTAAACCTAGATTTATTAATAATATTAATTATAATTTTAAAATTTATGAAAGATTTTATATAGGTAACAAGGCAAAATATTCGGCTTATGCTTTAGCCTCTTCAAGAAATCATATAGTAAGATATTTTAAACAGGATTTTAAATTTGATATGGATAGGATATTTTCAGATAGAAAATCAAAAATTGGATTAGCCCTTGAATCTTTCAAAGGAGGTCAAGGTGGTATTGGACAATTTGCTGATCCTAATAGAAGTTTTGTAAGTTATACAAATGTAACAGATGTGCCTGATTCTCCACAGTAATGACTTTAGTTAACACCAGAGCAGCTTTTGAAAAGGCAGTAACAGATGCAGTAGCAAATGTAGATCCTACTGTTGAAATGGTTTATGACAATATGATCTATAAAACACCAGGTAAAAATAAAAAGTATGTTGTAATGTCTCTTGATTTTGCACAATCTACTACTCAAGCACAAGGAGCATCTGTTGATTTTTATTCAGGTGTAGTTTTATGTAATATTTATTGCCCGAAAGGTAAAGGTACTGCAACACTATCGGCAATAAGTGAAGCAGTAATTGATGGTCTTACCTCTGTAAATGCGAGTGATTATACTGATACGTTTAGTTGTTCTCCAAGAGTTGCTGATATTTCTGGCCCTGCTCCTATTGATGTTGATGATTCTTCACATTTTTTAGGCTTAATTTCTTGTCAATTTACCGCTAACGCTTAGTATATAGTAAAGTAATATAATTTTGATATGACAAGAGCAGTTGATCTTCTCAAAAACAAGTTTGGAGTCTCACAACTTTACAAACATGATGTCTTAAAAAATGGAACAGTTGAACTTACTATCTACTGGCATCCTTTAACTATTGCAGAAAGAGAAGCTATTCAAAAGAAAAGTGGTTCTGAAGATGCTAATAATTATGCTCTTCAGTTAATGATAGAAAAAGCATTAGATAAAGATGGAAACAGACTTTTTCAAGATGGAGATAAGGCTTCATTAAGAAGAGAGGTTGAAGCTAATATCTTACAGGAAATACAATTAGCAATGATAGAGGCTGGAATAAATAGAGAGGTTGAAACAGCGAAGGCTGATTTAAAAAGCAAATAATGATTGGCGATTTATATATTCATTAGCAAAAGAACTTGGTAAAACTGTAAATGAATTATGTAAAGAACTTACAGTAGAAGAATTATTAGGATGGGTTGCTTACAATGAATTAGAACGTGAAGATTATGAAAAACAAAGAGATCAAACTCAAAGGTCTAGTGCTTTAAAAGGTAAAAAGAGGTAATATAAAAGAAATGTTTTGATTTTTTAATAAGTGGCTGGTAATTATGGAATTACTCTTGAAGTAAAAACAAGAGCAGAAAAATTAGATAAATTTAATAATAAGATTGTAGAAACACAAAAAAAAGTAACTGCTGCTGGTAATGCTATTTTAAGAAAAGCTGAAATTATTGAAAAAAATGCTATTCCTAATATACAAAATTTTGGAAAGGCTCTTAATGACGCAAATAAAGCATTTAGAGAGGCTGCATCTGGTACTCCACAAGCTACAAGAGCAGCAGAAGATTTTGTAAAGGCTACTAAATTAGTTAACGAAGAATTAGCAAGACAAAATCAATTATTAGAAGATGTTCGACAAAAACAGATAAAAAAACCTGTATTACAAAATAAATTTACTACAACATCATCTCCGTTTGCTCCTTCAAGAGATCCATTAGGTCGTACTGATGCAGAAATAAATCGAATGTTAGATCAAAGAGCCGAAGATGTAATGAAAGTACAAAATGCTTTAAAACCAACATTACAAGGAACTAAATTACAACAACGAGAAAATGCAGAAATAAATAGACAATTAGATAAAACTGCAGAATTATATATGATTCAAAATAAAGAAATAAAAGATATTGCAAATACCATTAGAACAAAAAAAATTAAACAATTAGAAGCAGAGGCAAAAATAGAGAATGAAATATTAAATGCAAAAGCAAAACAAGTACAAGCAGATATGGATGCTGAAAGAAAAAGAAGAAGCAGAATAAGTATAGAAAGAAAACAGGATTTATTAGAAAGTCCTGGAGGTAGATTTGCCAGATTTAGAAGAGGAAGAACCCGTGGGGATAGAGCTATTAGAAATCAAGCATTATCAAATGCACTTATTGGTGGATTTTTTCCTTTATTATTTGGTCAAGGATTAGGTGCTTCTGCTGGTGGTGGTTTAGGTGGTGGTGCAGGTGGTATTTTAGGAGGACAATTTGGATTTGCATTATCTCTTGTTGGTACATCTGTTGGTGCTGCTTTAGATAGGCTTATTAAAGGTTTAAATGATTTTGGTAAAGCATTAGAAACAACTGATGGTGCTTTGAAATTGATAACAGATCGTAATTTATTTAGTAGCAAAGCCATACAAAAACAAGCAGAAGCATTAAAAAGACAAGGTAGACAAGCTGAATTAAATGAACTTATTACAAGAGATTTAGGTAATTCATTAGGTGCGATTGCTGTAGAAGATGTGCAGAAATTTAGTTCTGAAATGCAAGAATTATCAAGACAGTTTGGTATTTTAACAACACAGTTTCAAATATTAGCAGCAGGTCCATTATCAAAAGTTATTGATTTAATAAATAGTGTCGTTGGTAGACAAGTTTTAGAGTCAAGAGTTAGCAATCAATTAATAGCTTTACAGAAAGGAGATCCTAAAGCGTTTGAACAATTCTTAAAAGATAATCCAAGGACGGCTAAACAGTTTTTATTAGGCACAGGCGAAAATATACTTAGAAGAGTAGATCCTCTAACAAGTGCATTTGATACTAATGTAGGTCCAGGTGGTTTTAATTTTGCTGGAAGAAGTGATGAAGAATTAAATACTCTTTCAAGTACATTAAGTGGAATATCAAATAGATTAGGAATTAATAATAATTTAGGTATTGGAGGGAATGATGCTGATGAAATATTAAAAGTTCTTCAAACTGAGGAAGGTAATTTAAGAAAAAAACAAGATGCTTTAAATAGTTCTTTTGGAATTGAATCTGCAATAGCTGTTATTAAAGAAAATAATAGTCATCTTGACGATAAAACATTAAATGATTTAGAAAAGAAAGTAAGAAAACAGATGGAAACCAATGAAAAATTAGAAATTGAAAATCATCAATTACAAATAACTTTGGATCTTTATAATAATATTGCTTCTAGTATTGAAAATGGAATTGTTACTGCTATTGAAGGAGCTATACAAGGAACCAAAACTTTAGGAGATGTTGCCCGTAGTGTTTTTGCAGAAATACAAAGATCATTAATTAGATTTGCTGTAAGTTCAGCTTTAGGAGGTTTACCAGGAATAGGTAGCTTTTTTAGAAGAGCAAATGGTGGTTCTGTTAGTGCTGGTAAAAGTTATATGGTTGGAGAACGTGGCCCAGAAATGTTTGTTCCAAATGCAGGTGGTCGTATAGTTCCTAATTCTGATATGGGTGGTTCGACTAATGTTGTAGTAAATGTAGATGCTTCTGGTTCTTCTGTTGAAGGTGATGAACAACAGGGCAGAGAACTTGGTCGTCTTATATCAGTTGCAGTACAATCTGAAATATTACAGCAGAAACGTCCTGGAGGTTTACTTTCATAATGGCTACTTTTCCTTCAATAAAACCTACATACGGACAAAGAAAAAACTCAGCACCATTAACACGCACTATTCGTTTCGCTGATGGATATGAACACAGAATATTATTTGGAATAGCAGCACATCAAAATCCCAAAGTTTTTAGAGCTACGATTCAAGCTACATTCAGAGAAGTATTTGAACCTGCATCCTAATGTCAGTTAATTCAGCAGTATTTAGTAATTTACAATCTATAAACCCTTCTGCAATTATTGAGCTATTTACCTTGCAGTTATCTACATCCTTACATGGATCGAATGATATTTTTCGTTTTCATGCTGGTAGTAGTTTAAATGCTAACGGTGAAATAGTTTGGGATGGAGATTCATACCTTAGATTTCCTATACAGGTATCAGGTTTTGCTTTTCAAAAAGGACAACTACCTCG